AGAAAAATGTGTTGCTCACATGATTGATAAACTAATGCCTAGAATGAAAACCTTAGATATTGAGGTTGAGATAAAAAACATTCCAGGCTCTGCAATTGGTTATTGTGATATGCAAGATACCAACAGAGAATTCACTCTGGAAATCCAGAAGGGATTGACTCTGAAAGAATTAGTAACAACCGTGGTTCACGAGATGATACACGTTAAACAGTACGCAAGAAAAGAAATGGATGTCGAAGGTAAAACTTGGAAGAGATGTTTCGTTGTTGAGGGTACTGGTTACTATGACCTTCCTTGGGAAAAGGAAGCTTACCGTCTGCAAGACAAATATGCACAGTCAGTTTGGGATGCAGATATTTTGTAAAAATAGCCTTGACATCTTGCTTAATGCTTGATACAATAGCTATGTTGATAATGAAAAAGAGAGGAAATATTATGATTAGTAATGAAATGCAAAAATCCCTAATGGGTATGTCAGTGAGTGAGTTGACAGAACTACAACAGTTCGCTTCAGAACTTAAAGTGATGAAGAATAAAAGTGGTTTGGAAGTTGGACAAAGAGTTTATGTTGTTCAGAAAACAAAAAAGACTCCAGGCACTATCAGAAAAATTAACAAGACAAGAGCGATTGTTGATATGGTGACTAACCCTATCAGTGGTGCTGTGTCTGGATACAATGTTCCATTTTCAATGTTGGAGGCTGCGTAATGACACAAGTTGCAGTTATTCATACAGCATTTGAGGACACTCCACAAACCGTTGCGTTTGTGGATGTTCCAGAATTCCCTACTACAATCGAAGCACTTGAGTATGCATACAGATGGACTAATAATGTTATGGGTTCATGGAGTATCAAAAAACCTACTCTTAACTTTGGTGAGGGTGAAGAAAAAAATGGTGACTACAATGAGAATGTTACTGTTATGACTTCACTTACTACTGATGAGAATGGTAAAGAGTGGGGACTAAGGTCAACTTCAGTAGGTGACCAAATGTTAATCGGTAATCAAAAATATGTGGTTGCTGGTTTTGGGTTTAAAACAATCGAAGGTGAAAGGATATAATATGGCTAAAGTAAAAGGTTTAATGATGGATGTAGAAGATTTCGTTTATGACTTCTACACCAAAGACGGTGAATTAACTGAGTCTCCAAAGACTATCATTAACAAAGCAATCGAAAAGTTTGGTTGGAGTTTTGGTAGTTATGCTGGTGATGTTATCGCTCAAGCCGAGGAAGAAAACGGTGCGAGTTGGGAATTTGAAAAGGTTAACGCATGAATAAGTTTAAAGAATTTGCATTAATGACAATTGCTTGTTTGGCGTTCCTGTTAATTACAGGTATTGCTAAGGCGAATGATGTTATCCAAGGAACAACTCTGTCTGTTGATGGAGTTGTTGTGGAAACAAAAGACCCAAACAACAATCCAATCATTATTGATAATACTACAGATAAAGTGCAAGTGATTTATTACGGTAATATTTGGGGACAAATTTTTGACCCAAAACCAGTGGCATTTACTGACCCTAGTCAACCTAGATGTAAAGCAACATGGCACAACGCTGGGACGGTATGTGATGTCAATTAATGAACTATTAGTCTCTCTTCTGATAACTGTTTCACCAGTAGAGATAGATGATAAACTTGTTATAAACGAGTTTTTAAATAAAGAAGCAGTATGTCTTACACAGAATGTGTATCACGAAGCAAGGAATCAACCACAGGCTGGACAGATGGCAGTGATGTCAGTAACACTTAATCGTGTAAAGGATTCAAGATTTCCAAATACGATTTGTGGAGTTGTAAAACAGGGGCCACACAGACCTAGTTGGAAGGGTACTGGTGAGTTGATACCAGTGAGACATAGATGTCAGTTTAGTTGGTATTGTGACGGTAAGTCAGATACACCACACGATAAAACTACATATAATTCAATTTATGTCTTTACAACTGGACTAGTTTCTGGTAGAATAACCCTATTAGATATAACAGATGGTGCAACACATTATCATGCAGATTATGTATCACCAGCATGGGCAAAGACTAAAACTAAAACAATAGAGATAGAAGACCATATCTTCTATAGATGGGAGCAATAGATGAATATATTTTACTTACATGAAAACGCAAAGAAAAGTGCAGAGATGCATGTAGATAGTCATGCAAGTAAGATGTGTATCGAATATGCTCAACTCATGTCTACTGCACATCGTGTATTGGATGGTAAACAAGTAAAACGATTGAGTAAGAACAATCGTCTAATTACTACTTACGACCATCCAGACCCACAACTAGACCATACTTTGTACAAATCTTGTCATGTCAATCACCCTAGTGCTATTTGGGTAAGACAATCCAAGAAAAACTACAGATGGTTGTATGAGTTGTGGACAGAACTGAATACAGAATTTATGTACAGGTATGATAAGGATGTCTACCATGAGAGTTATCGTAAACTAAAGTGGGCGTTATTCAGTCCACCAGAGAATATGCCTGAGGGTGTATTTACAGAACCCTTACAAGCAATGCCAGACGATGTAAAGAACGATTCGTCAATCACTGCCTATAGGGATTACTATATAAAATATAAACAACATTTGGCATCGTGGAAAAAGAGGGGTATGCCTGATTGGATGGAGATAAATAGTGCTACATAAGATAAGTGATTTTTGTGATAAGATTGATACTATTAAAAGAATGTCTGATAAACTTAGAGAGATGAAGTATGGTTCACCTAAAGCATCTAGGCCAGACATTGATACGTTAATTGAAACCATACAAGCAGATTGTCTTGCAGTATCAATGGACAAATCAAAATACTGGAAACCACAAAAAGGTAATATATTAGATACCAGTGTGATGTCACCAGAAGAAGAACGAGAATGGAAATGGTTAGAAAAATCCATTGAAGATAAAAAACGTGAGAAATAATGCCAACATTTACATTTAGAAATACTAAAACAGGTGAAGAGTTTGATGACTTTTTAACAAACTCAAAAAGAGAAGAACTCTTAAAAAAGAACCCACACATTAAGCAGATGCCTTCAATGTTTTCTATCGCTGGTTCGGTAGGTGATAATATTGATGCAAAGACTGATGCTGGTTGGAAAGAGGTTCTTGCAAAAGGGGCAGAGGCACATCCCGATAGTCAATTAGGACAACGGTATGGTAAGAAGTCTGCAAAACAAATTAAAACAGATGCGGTGTTGGCTAAACATCGACACAAGTGGAGTAACAATTAATGGCTAAAGTGAAAGACATTAGAATTGACCAGATGGTTTCAATTAAACCAATCACGGACAATCAAAAGAAGGCGTTTGAGTCGTATAAAAAAGGAAAGAACTTATTCCTTTATGGTGCGGCTGGAACAGGTAAAACATTTGTTTCATTATACAATGGACTACAGGATGTTCTAAGAAATGAAACACCATACGATACAGTGTACATGGTTCGTAGTGCAGTTCCAACTCGTGAGATTGGTTTCTTGCCAGGCGATGAGGAAGATAAGACAGCACTATTCCAAGTACCATATCAGAACATGGTTAAGTTTATGTTTGAACAACCGAATGCAGCTGCATTTTCTGGATTGTATGATAGACTTAAAAATCAAGGTTCATTAATGTTTTTGACTACTTCTTTTCTTAGAGGTATTACATTAGACAATGCAGTTATTATTGTTGATGAATGTCAGAACTTGACATTCCATGAATTGGATACAATCATTACTCGTGTTGGACAAGATTCAAAAATTATTTTCTGTGGAGATTTCTTTCAGACAGACTTGTTGAAATCAAGTGACAAAGCAGGAATGGTTAACTTTATGAAAATCCTAGATGCAATGGAACAGTTCGATAATATCGAATTTACAATCGGTGACATTGTGCGTTCTGGTTTTGTGAAGGAGTATCTAATCAACAAAATCCGATTAGGAGTTGAATAATGGCGAAAATGTACGGAGCTACTATTGCACATGAAGGTGTGTCAAAAGGAACTTCACTTGGACGTAAACCAATTACGTCTACAATGAATAAGTCTAAAAGACGTAGTTACAAGAAATATAGAGGTCAAGGTAAGCGATAAGCTGTTGACAATAATGTGAATATAGTGTATACTACACTATAAGATTAATAATGAGGAAATAATATGTTTATACATAATGCTGTAGATATCCCAGAAGTAGGGACTACAAATGTGAATCGAAAACGGTTCTACTTAACACCAACTGGTACATACCCATCAATCACGACAGTGTTGGGTGTTCGTAAAGAAAAGAAGGCAGGACTCCAAGCGTGGCGTGAACGTGTTGGACATGATGTTGCAAATCACATTATGCGTACTGCTGCATCTCGTGGAACTGCTGTTCACCACATGTGTGAGGACTTCTTAAACAATAAAGATGTTATCAAAGAAGAACAGTCATTCTTACCTTGGTGTTTGTTCTCACAACTAAAACCAACTCTAGAAAAATCAATAAATAATATTTACGCACAAGAGTGTGGATTGTGGAGTGAGAAGTATCGTGTTGCTGGAAGAGTAGACTGTATTGCAGAATGGAACGGTGTTCCATCTATCATTGACTTTAAAACTAGTCGTTCTGAACGTAAAGATGATTACAACTTTGAATACTACATGCA